ACCATCCGCATACTATTCTGGATTGTAACGACATCCGGAAGATCACGCCGGGGGATATCCTCAATGCGATTCATAAGAAGCCTGGGGAAATAGACCTGTTTGACGGTTCCCCACCTTGCTGTGCGTTCTCAACCGCCGGGAAGCGGGAAAAGGGATGGGGGCAGGCCAGAAGCTATTCTGACGGAAAGAAACAGCAGATAGAAAACCTGTTCTTTGAGTATATCCGGATTCTGGATGGGCTGAAGCCGAAAACCTTTGTTGCGGAAAACGTCAGCGGCCTTGTAAAGGGAACCGGGCTGGGGTATTTCAAAGAGTTCATGCGGGAAATGAAGAAATGCGGATACCGGGTAAAAGCGCAACTGCTGAACTCAAAATGGCTTGGCGTTCCCCAAAGCCGGGAGCGGATCATCTTTATGGGGGTTCGGGAAGATCTGGGGCTTGATCCGGTCTATCCGAAACCGGAGCCGTATTTCTACACGATCCGGGATGCAATAGACGATATCCAGAATGACCCGGAAGAAATCAAGTATCTGTTTGAATCCATGCAACGGCATAAGATTGCGAAAATCGTTGCGCAGATGCCGAAAAACCCATATAAGACGGTATCCGGGCAGGATATAACCGGCCACGGATATTTTTCTTTGGTTCGGAATCCGTATGATTCACCGGTAAGCACGATTCAGCAGGCGCAAGGCGCAAGCGGAACGGCGGGAACAATTCACCCGTTCGAGGATCGGAAATTCTCAATCCCGGAACTGAAGCGGCTGATGAGTGTTCCGGATGATTTCATTCTGACGGGCGAATTTCCGAAGCAGTGGGAACGGCTGGGGCGAATGGTTCCCCCGGTTATGATGAAGCACATTGCCGAAACGATCCAAAAGGAGGTCTTGGATAAATGCAGGACAATGTGATGCCGGAAGGCAAGTGGGAGTTTAATCAGGAAGTTACGGACTGTTTCGATGAAATGCTGGAACGGTCCATCCCGGGGTATCACGATATGCGGGAGCTTGTAACCCGACTGGGGTGTAAATACCTTCAGCCCGGAAGCACGCTGGTTGATATCGGGTGCAGTAACGGAAACGCCATTGCGCCGTTTATCCGGAGATTCGGCGGGGATTATAAATACCTGTGCCTGGAAGTATCCGATCCGATGATTGCGGAATGCAAAAAGCGGTTTGGCTATATTGACGTGCGGAAGCACGATATCACGAAAGGTCTGCCGCCATGTGACGCAAGTGTTATCCTGTCAATTCTGACACTTCAGTTTACCCCGATTGAATACCGGCAGAAGATCGTGAAGAGCATCTATGACAATCTGCGCCCGGGCGGGGCGTTGATTCTTGTCGAAAAGGTGCTTGGAAATTCTGAGGAAATCGACTCCGTGCTGGTGAAGGAATATTACCAGATCAAGGCTGAAAATTCCTACACGGAAGAACAGATTGCCGCAAAGCGGAAAAGCCTTGAAGGTGTTCTGGTTCCGATCACGGCGAAATGGAATGAATCCATGCTTCACGATGCCGGATTCCAGAAGCTGGATTGCTTCTGGCGGTATCTGAACTTTGCCGGGTGGGTGGCGATCAAATGAGCCGGGAAGAACATGTTGAAAAGATCAGGAAAGCGAAAGCCGAAATGAAAACGGCGGGTGCGATCCATAGGAAAGACCTTTCACGATATATCCTGCGGCTTGAAAAGGAACTGCGGGAATATGACCGCTTGCACCGGGGGTGATTCTAATTGAAAAAGGCAACGTGAATGTAGATTGGAACGCCATTCGGGCTGAGTACATCGGCGGCGGTACAAGTTACCGGAAACTGGCGAAGAAATACAAGGTCAATTATAACCAGATCAGCGAAAGAGGAAGCCGTGAGGGATGGGTAAAGCTGGCTGAAGAAGTCAGAATCAAAACCCTTTCGAGATCGGTTCAGAAATCAGCGGAAGCGGCGGCAGATAATGCCGCAATTGCCGCCCGGATTCGGACAAAACTTCTCCGGAAGCTGGAACGGGAAATAGATGCCCTTCCGGATTCTATGGGAAGCGAAACGGCGAATACAGCCCGGGAAAACGTATATTCCCCGGACGGAAAGCGGATCACATCTGTGAAGGAAGCCGGAAAGGTGTATAAGCTCCGTGACCTTGCGGCGGCATATAAGGATTTGACCGCTGATATGCAGATTGCGGGAGATTCGGATATTGAAGACCTTTCCCCGCTTGTGGAGTTGTTGAGAGATGGCTAAAAGCGCAACAATCCCGTGGGGGCAGTTTTCCCAGAAGCATAAAACATACATTAAACAGGCTCTGCGAAACCGTATGTGCGTTGCTGAAGGGGCGATCCGTTCCGGAAAGACGATTGACCACTGTATCATTGCGGCGGCTTATCTGGAAGAAACCCCGGACAAATATCATCTGGCTTCCGGTTCGACAATCGGAAACGCCAAACTGAATATTGGTGTCTGTAACGGGTTCGGGCTTGAAGCCCTGTTCCGTGGACGATGCAGATGGGGAAAATACCGGGATAATGAAGCCCTATTCATTCAGACCCGGACGGGGGAAAAGATTGTCATATTCGTTGGCGGCAGTAAAGCGGATTCATACAAGCGGATTCTGGGTAACTCCTACGGCTTATGGATTGCAACGGAAATCAACGAGCATTATGACAGCATCGACAGCCGGACGAGCTTCCTGAAGGTTGCTTCCGGGCGGCAGATTGCCGCTCAGTGGCCTTTTACCCTATGGGACTTGAACCCCTGTAGCCCTAAAGCCGGGATATATGAGAATTACATAGACCTGTACCGGGATAAGGGGCTTGAGGGCGGTTATCTTTACGAACACTTCACGATCCACGATAACGCAACGATTACCCCGGAAAGGCTGAAGGAAATCGAAAGCCAGTATAACCCGGAAACAGTCTGGTACAGGCGGGATATTCTGGGGGAAAGGGCGATTGCGGAAGGGCTTATCTATCAGCAGTTTGCGGACAGACAGGATGACTTTATCGTTGACAATATCCCCGGGAAAATCCGGTATGCGGTTATCGGGGTTGACTTTGGCGGGGGTAAATCAGCCCATGCGTTCTGTTGCCTTGGTTATACTACTCTTGGCGGTATTATGGTTCTGGATGAATACCGGGAACGGAAAGCCCTCGAACCCATAAAGCTGGAAAATGATTTCGTGGATTTCGTCCGGCGATGCCAGGAACGCTGGCTGGTTACTGATGCGTGGTGCGATTCCGCAGAACAAACCCTGATAAACGGTTTGCGGATGGCGGCGGCAAAGGAACGTCTGGCAATCAATATCGGGAACGCCCTTAAAAAGCCCATAAATGACCGTATAAGGGCAATGTGTATGCTGATGGGTTCCGGGCGGTTCTTTATCAGCCGGAAGTGTCCTGAGACTATAGATGCGCTGAAAAACGCTGTCTGGGATAAAGACGAACTGACAGAAGATGTTCGGCTGGATAACGGGTCAACGAATATCGATAGTTTGGATGCGCTGGAATATGCCTATGAAAGAGAAATCCCAAACCTGATTGCGGGGTGGCGGTGGAGTGTTTGAAAAACTAAAGCAAAGGTGGCGAAACTGGATGCAGAGAACGGGAGCGAACACCGGGATTGCCCGGGAGTTCAAAGATATCTTTGAGTTGGGCGGCGTTCCCGCTTTCAACCAGTATTATTATTTCGGTATTTTCATCTGGAAATACCTTTACCGTGGCTTTTATAAGCTTTGGCATATTGTTCCCTGTCCGACCATAGCAAACCCGAATGGGCGGCGGGAAATATACCGGATGAACACGGCGAAAGCACTCAGCGCAGAATTGGCTTCCCTTGTCTGGGGCGAAGAATGCACCGTGAACGTTTCCATGGTAGGACGTGAAAGCACGGAAGAAAACCCTGATCCTTTGAACGAATTTGTTCAGATGGTTCTGTCAAAGAACGCTTTCCGGGAAAAGATGCAGGAAAGCATTGAACAGGGCGTTGCGCTTGGCGGTGCGGCTATGAAAGTCTGGTCTGATGTTATCCGGGACGAAAATGGAAACGAGATTCCGGATAGCCGAAAGATCATGATTGGATATGCGATGGCTGACCAGTTCGTGCCGGTTTCGTGGGATAACGCTAAAGTGACGGAAGGGCTTTTCATTTCCCGGATTGCAAAGAACGGATATTATTATACCCGCTTGGAGTGGCACCGCTGGAATGGTATGACGTACACGATCACGAATGAACTTTACCGGTCTGAAATCCAAAGAGGAAAAACCGCCGAGGAAAGTCAGGATATTCTGGGTGTACGCTGGCCGCTGGCAGATATTTACCCGTTTCTGGAAGAAGAAACCGTCATACCGGTTTCTGAAAGCCTTTTCACATACTGGCGAACCCCGATTGCGAACAATCTGGATGACAATTCTCCGCTTGGAATGAGTATCTACGGAAACGCACTGGAAACACTTCACGCATTGGATATCTGTTTTGATTCCTTTGTACGGGAGTTCCGGCTTGGTAAAAAGCGGATTATCGTTCCAGCCCGGGCGGTTCGGACAGTTGTTGATCCGGACACAGGAAGGCTTCTGCGCTATTTCGATGCGACAGATGAAACGTATGAAGCCCTGGCATCTGATACCCCTGATGACATGAAGATTCAGGACAACAGCGTGGAACTGCGGGTGGAAGAACACATTGCCGCTATTAACGCTTTCCTGAGTATCCTTTGCCAGCAGACGGGATTCTCCCCGGGAACGTTCACTTTTGATCAGCATTCCGGCCTGAAAACCGCAACGGAAGTTGTTTCCGAAAACAGCAAGACTTATAAAACCATTAAGACGGTACAGAACCAGATAGCCCCGGCGATCGAACATCTTGTGCGAAATATCATAGATGTTGCGATCCTGTACGGGATGGATTATGAGGGCCAGAGTATCGAAAGTCTTGCCGCTGGCGGTTATAACGTTTCGATTGCCTTTGATGACGGGGTAACGCAAGACCGGCAGACCAATATCAATGAAGGGGTTATGTTGGTTGGTGCGGGGCTTCTGAGTAAATACAAGTTCCTGACGGATCGGAAGTATGGTCAGGGGCTTACCCCGGAACAGGCAGAAGAAGAACTGAAACGGATTGCGGAAGAAAACCGGCAGAAGGTGACCGGGGAAACAATTACCCGGCTTTTCGGCGGTGTTGGTGAATGAATCCGAAATTTATAGATGATATGTCGTGGCGAATGGGTGAAGTTTACGGAGCCGTGACAGACCGGATTCTGATAAACCTTGCCCGACACTTTCAGTATTTCCGGGATGGCGTTCCACTTTCCGGCGGCTGGAATTATCAGGTGCGGAAGCTTGCCGAACTGGGACAGGTTAGCCGGGAAACGGAAGCCATTATCCTGTCGATGCTGAAGGATGCGGATGCGGCTTTGGCTGACCTTCTGGAAGAAAGTATTCGGGACAGCTTGAAAGAGGTAGAGAAGCCGCTTAGAAAGGCCGCTGAGAAGGGTTTACTGCTGGGGGCGGGGTTTCTCCCGCCGGAAGTATCGCCAAGCCAAATGCAGGCTTTCCGGGCGTTTTATCAGCAATCAGCCGATAAGCTGAATCTGGTAAATACCGTCATGCTGGAAAGCACACAGGCGGCATATCAGGCAACGGTTGCGGATATCGCTAACCGGATAAACACTATTCAAGGGGTTCTGAATACCGAAACCGGGGAAGTTGTTGCCGGGGTTTCCTCACTGAATCAGGCTGTGCGGAACGGGGTTCGGAAAATGGTGGATATAGGGATCACCGGATATATTGACCACGGGGAACATCACTGGTCACCGGAAGCCTATGTAACAATGGATATCAGAACCACGATGGCGAACACAGGAAGGGCGGCTGTCTGGGAACGTATGGAAGCCTATGGGGATGACCTTTATCAGGTATCGCATCACGATGGCGCAAGGCCGCT